GTGCCTACAAGTCCGTCGCCCGTACGCTCGGCTTTTCTCGCGAGCGCACAGCGGCAGGGCTCCATCAACTCGGTGGGGTCACTTTGGACTATTCTTCGGCACGCTCTCTCCGAGAAAAGCTCGTTCGCGCGGGCACTCTCCCCGAGAGTCACCCTGTCCTCCAAGACGTGCAGCAGAAGACTGGCCAGCTCATGGGAGGTTTCCGTTCCTTCCCGTTGCTGAACATCGCCAATCTCGCGACATTCATCCTCGCAAATCCTCCTGCTTGGCAGCAGTTCCTGCTGTGGGTGCGCCGCAAGGTGCACTCCAGCAAGATCTTCTCCAGTCGGGCGCGAGAGCGTTTCGTCGAGAACTTCGGTTTCTGTGATCCTGCATGGTCCGAGCAGCGACGCCGCTGGTACTTCTATGAGTTCCAGCCGGCGGCGCTGCGCGAACTGCGCACTTTAGCAGTGCTGTTGAATGGCGACGACATTCTCCTGGTTCTCAATCGGGAGGGTGTCCAGCAGTGGAAAGAGGGCGCAGCCGCCTTGGGCTTCGAGCTCTCCCCGGGCAAGACAATTGTCTCTCGGTCGTCGTGTTCCATCAACTCGGTGGTCTATGCGGTGAACCCGCGCTCTGTGCAGCTGGTTTCGCGCGTGGGCTACCTAAATCTGAAACTCGTATGGGGTTCCTCGCTCAAGGCGGGCCACTCCGAGGCGTATCAGATAGAGGTTGGCGCGGCGGTCGGCCGGATGATCAAAGGTGCTCCTTGGACGGCACCTGTCTTAGCCTCTGCAATGTCAAAGTACAAGTCCGCGCTTCCGGGGGCCAACTGGTTTGTTCCAGTGGCTCTTGGCGGATGCGGCGTCCCCCCCAGTCTCGCTCACGGTAAGATCGTTCTTACTGCATGGCAGCGCAAGATGGCATGGGCGGCTCTCAATGACCCGCGTCTCTCGATTAAGATGAAACGCGAGGACTACTTGGTCGCTCCCCTGCTCCCCCGCGCAAAGCTGGTGGACCTTCGCCAAGGAGGTCGTTTTGTGCTCGAAGCCGGCGACAAGCGGTTCCTCGTGGGCCACGTCAAGGAGGAGGTGATCCCCCCGAACGTGGCTCCCGAGGAGCCGTATGCCTTCGGCCTCAATCACACGACGGAATTCGTGGATGATGGTCTTCGGATCGTCGCCGACGCGATCGATCTCACGGAACGCGAGTCACGTTACTCAGCGTACGTGGGGCAGATTCTCGGCATCGGCCAGCTGCTCGTGCAGTCAGACTTCGAGCCGTCTGCAGACCGACCCTCCGTCGACGTGAGTCGTTGGGTGAGGGCTGCGGGTAAGGCGCGGCCTCCGGTAGAGTATGATCCGTTCGACGAGTTCTCGCCGT